ACTGATGACTTGCAGATTGAACAATTAGAAAATGACGAAGTCTTGATTGGCGATCCCGATCTTGATCTTGTCCCAGAGATTGACACAGAGTTCGACTCTAATCTCGCTGAAGAACTTCCAGACACCCAGCTTTCATCTTTAGCCGCTCGGCTCGTCTCATACTACGAGTCCGATCGCTCGGCTCGTGCGGAGTGGGAGCAGCGTTACAAGGACGGCCTAAAGACCCTAGATCCTGAAGGTGGAATGCAGGAGGGAGATGATAACCGCGCAACTCGTGGCCTGAGTGTCGTCGTTCACCCGCTCATCGCCGAGGCTGCCACACAGTTCAATGCACGGGCGATCGCCGAGCTTTATCCCGCCGGTGGCCCGGTAAAAACTACGATCATCGGTCAGCCGGACGAAGAGACTGAAGACCAAGCTCGCCGTGTCCGTGAATTCATGAACTACCAGATCACACAGGAGATGCCCGAGTATTTCCCCGATCTGGATCAGATGCTGTTCCACCTGCCATTGGTTGGCCAAACTTTTAAGAAAGTCTGGTGGGATGTAAACCTTGACAGGCAGTGCTCGCAGTTCGTGAAGGCAGAAGACTTTATTGTCGCGCCTGAGAGCAAGGATCTCCAGACATCGCCCCGGTACACTCAACTGATCCGAATGCCGAAGAATGAGTATGACCGTTACGTCGATGCCGGTTGGTATCTCCCGGTCAAATTCACAGGTGACGGCGGCGACCCGTCTGGCGATACGATCGGCGAGATCGAGGGCGTAGACACTCAGGGCGATGACGCAGAAGACGACATTGTCACGTTGCTTGAGATGCACGTCTACGAAGATGTCGAGGACGATGATGTCCTGCCTTACGTTGTCACGATCGACTACGACACCGACAAGGTCGTAAGCGTCCGCCGGAACTGGCGATCAGAGGACGAGAAGAAGGCTCGCCGGGACTGGTTTGTCAGCTACAAGTTCCTGCCCGGCCTGGGCTTCTACGGCTTCGGCCTCTACCACATCATCGGCGGTCTCGGAAAAGCTGCGACCGGATCTTTGCGCGCCCTCCTTGATTCGGCTGCATTCTCCAACATGCAGGGCGGCTTCAAGCTCAAGGGCCGTGTCAGCGGCGGCGAGATCGATGTAAGCCCCGGTGAGTTCGTTGACCTTGAGGCGACAGTCGACGATGTCAAGAAGGCGATCATGCCGTTGCCGTTTAAGGAGCCATCGGCGGTTCTTTTCCAGCTGCTCGGATATGTCGTTGACATTGGCCAGCGGTTCGCCAGCACGGCAGACTTGAATGTCGGCGACGTAAATCCCAACGCCCCTGTCGGCTCGACGATTGCCCTGATTGAGCAAGGCAGCAAGTCATTCTCTGCGATACACAAGAGGCTCCACAATTCGCAAGGACAAGAGTTCAGGCTGCTTGCCCAGCTGAACGCGGAGAACCTCCCAGAGAGTTTTGACTTTGCGATTGCAGGATCAAGCAACAAGATCTATGCTGCTGACTTTGACAAACGAATTGATGTTGTCCCGGTCAGCGACCCCAACATCTTTTCTACTGCCCAGCGCATCGCCCAGGCGCAGGCCATCCTCGAGATGGCGCGGTCCGCCCCAGAGCTTCACGACATGTACGAAGCCTACAAGCGGATGTACGAGGCGATCCGCATTCAGAACATTGACGAGATTTTGAAGGAGCCAGCAGAGGCTCCTCGCATCGACCCAATCGACGAGAACATGAGTGTCCTCTACGGCAAGCCGATCAGGGCGTTCCCAGAGCAGGACCACGATTCTCACATCGCCGTCCACGTTCAGTTCCTGTCTGACCCGTCGCTGGGTGGCAATCCCGGAGCCGCAGCATTGCAGCCAATTCTAATTGCTCATGTTGCGGAGCACATCGCACTTCTTTATCGCGCCCGAATGCAAGCCAGCATCGGCATTCCGTTGCCGGATATTCCTGATGTTCGTGACGGCAACTTTAAGTTTGAGGACATCGACCCGAACCTCGACATGCTGATTAGCCAGCGCGCCGCGCAGGTTGTCCAGCAGTCTCCCCAGATGGAAGCGATCCGCGCACTCCAGCCTCAGCAGCAAGGCCAGCAGCAAGGGCCACTCGAGTATGCCCAACAGCTCGCGCAACTTGAGGCACAGGCCCTCACGGCAAGGACGAACGCTGACATTCAGGGCAAGGAACAGAAGGCGCAGTCCGACATTCAGATCAGCCAAGCCAAGGCGCAGTCGGCGATGCAGATCAACGAAGCCAAGACCAAAGCCGACCTCGAGGCCAAGGTTCGCAAGCTGGAAGCCGAGTTGGCTCTTGAGCGCGAGAAGGTCTTGGTGAAGGCTCAAATTGAGGCGCAGTCAGATGCCTAACATTCCGCCAGAGCTTTTGGCCATGGTCCCAGTCAACCCGACGGCATTCGGCCCGGTCGCGACCCAACAGCAGGCGGCACCCCAACAGCAGATGGGTCCTGACCAGATGATGCAATACGTCCAGCGCAAGGCTGATGAGATGCGATCGAGGATGGGTGACGGTCAGCCTCTTGGCGCGTTTGAGGGCTTCATAAACAGTATGCCGAGGCAAGTGTAATGGGTTTCGCATCTTCTTTCCCGGGTGGTGGCTACCACAGTGCGCCAGACACGCCCTCTACTGATGGCATCGACTTTGTTGGCGCTCTTGGCGCGGCCCCTGCCGACGTGCAGACTGGCTTGGGCATTGCCGCTGCAAACGGATATTCCGTCGATAGTGGCAACCAACTAAGCATCCCGCAGTACACGCCAGAGCAGGCTGAACTTGCGAATGCTGTGGCGACTGAACTTGGGCAAACTACGTCTGCCAATCAGCAAACCTCAATCAATAACGCGGTGCTGGCGCAACAGTACAACCAAATGGCGCAACCGCGCGGCACCCCTCCTCCCACTTTTATTCAGAAGCAGACTTCCAAGGCTAAGGACGTCCTATCGGACTACTTTTTGACGAAGGACTCCGAAGGAAATTTAATGCCCTTCCAGACTGGCTTAGGTCTCGTAGGCAAAGCGACTGGCCCACCGGGAATGCTTGCCACCGGCGTTATCAGAGGTTTTTTGGACATGTTTACATTTAACAGAGACTCCGCCATCGAATCAGAGCTTCAAGCCCTTGCCGCTGCGGAGGGTCAGACTATCGAAAATAAGGACATGCCAGCCGCCATAGAAGCCTATTACACAGCGGAGCACGCAGAGAACCAAGCTCGCGGCGAGGCCGACCTAAGCCCGTCTATGCCCCGGCGCCTGTTATCTCAGGGACAACAAGACCCGGCGGCGCAGCCAACCGCGAGCGCACTATTCGGCCCCACTCACATATACGGCGCATTGCCGGGACAGCGGCAGCGGCGCGGAGCCTACCAGTACATACCACCGACATTTGGACCTAGGAGTTAAGTGATGGCAAATTTCACGCCAGACGAGATGGCAGCGATCAACGCAGCGGCAGCGGCAGGGCAGCTGTCTCGCGAACAGGTGCAATATTTCCTAAACGAGATGGGAGCGCCCATGATGCCGCCCACAGGAGCAGGAGCCACCACTGACAGGGAGATGCAAGCACTACAAGCTGCGATGCCCCCAGGCGAGATGCCGCCCACAGGAGCAGGAGCCACCACTGACAGGGAGCTTAAATTCTTGATGGAGATGATTCAGCGCCCTGAAGTTTCTGAAATGCTGCTTGGTGCCCTTCCCAAGGGCGCTGTCACAGACCAAGAAATGCAAGGAGTTAAGTGATGGCCGAAGTCAACGTAGAAAACATGGAAGAGAATGAAGCTCTCTTCATGGAGAAGATGGGCTTTGCCCGCAACACCGATGGTCTTGAGTTGAGCGACGACCAGCTCGTGAACTTCCTGCTGCTGTGCCACCAGATGGAATACGGTATCGGCGAGGAAGAGGCCGAAGAGGAAGGCGTCAAGGTCAAGGTCATCAAGATGCATGGCGGCGACATGAGCAACATGATGGACGAGATCCTCGGCCATGGTGGCCCAAAGATGGATTATTAGTCATGGGTGCGTTTGCAAAAATTTCTAAAAGACTTTTCGATGATTTTTTTTCTGCATACTCCGCAAACGAAAAAGGTCTTGACAAAATTGATGGCCGTTTGGTCGATCCTAATCTGGAGAAAGAGTATGGATCAAAACTTCCCCCAAAGCTAACTGATCTGAATTCTTTTCGGAATACAGAAGTATTCAAAAAAATATCAAAAAATATGGAGAGTGAAGTTTCAGAAAAGCTAGGCCCTAACTTAACGGCACCGATCCGTCTGCTAGCTCCAGACAAGAAGTTGATTGATGATGCAGCAGCCCAAGCGATTGATACAGATGTATATGGCAGTTTTGCAAGCTCTGATATTTGGGAAGACATTGGCGAAGGAGAAATATCAGACATTGTGTCTGAGCTCAGTGAGACTTACAAATTAGACTCTTCTGACGTTGAAACCTATTTGGGTTTATTTGGGAATGCAAATGAAAGAGTTTTCAATCTTGTTGGCCAGAGGTCAAAACTCCCTGAAGGTTTCACACCTTTGCTTGATCTTCCTAATGTAAAACAATCAACTGATGATTTTCTCAGAGATGAAATGTTTGATCTCGATGACATCGATGACATCGATGATCTACTTGATCAAGTTAGCCTCCAAGATAGGTTTGAAGCAGTTCAATCAATGGGAGGGGGAGCAGACATGATCAGGCAAGAACTAAAAGAGACATATAGTCTGACTGATGATTTTATATCAGATTTGCTGTCCAAAGAGGGTTTCCAATAAATGCCCGTCCGCAAGGTCAAGGGCGGTTACCGCTGGGGCAAGTCCGGCAAGGTTTACAAAACCAAGGCTGCCGCTGAGAGACAAGGCAAGGCAGTCTACGCTTCTGGTTACAAGGGGAACAAATAATGGCAAAGCGCCCTGGACTGTACGCAAACATTCACGCAAAGAAAAAACGCATCGCCGGTGGCTCTGGTGAGAGAATGCGCAAGAAGGGAGCTGCTGGTGCGCCGACCGCTGCTGCATTCGCATCAGCCGCTGGCGAGAAGCCCAAGAAAAAGAAAAAGAGAAAAGCATGAAGAAATCAGTAGACGCGCCCAAGGGCTTTCACTGGATGAAGTCTGGCGACAGCATGAAGCTCATGAAGAACCCAGGCTCTGGCTACAAGGCTCACAAGGGCGGAAGTAAGAAGGCGTCCTTTGAGGTTCAAAAAGTTCACAAAGGCTGAACTGAGATGGCCAAGTACAAGGGTCGCAAGGTAACGCTCAACAAGCCCCGCCGCATCGGCAAGGGCGAGGTGAGCCACGGCAAGAAGAAGTCTGTCGTCTATGTGATGGATGACGGCGATGTTAAGCGCGTGACCTTTGGCGACCCCAACATGAAGATCCGCAAGAACGAGCCGGGACGCAAGAGCAACTTCCGCGCCCGACACAACTGCGACACTCCTGGCCCAAAAACAAAGGCACGCTACTGGTCGTGCAAGGCTTGGTGACTGATGGGTGCTGCCAGCAAAATCGTGCAAGCTGCCATCGAAGTCCTGGCGAAAAAGAGTGGCGGTGCTCTGCCCGCCGACGAAGCCTCCCGCAGGCTGTCGCTTGCTCCTTCAACTTCGGAGGCAGAGGGCCTTGGCAAGAGACAACGCAAGGGTCGTCACGTTTATTCCATCAATGACGGGGCGGAGAACATTGGTTTTCTTGATGTAGAAAACATCGAGGACGGTGTTGCCCGAATTAGCGATATTGTCATATCTGACCCTGTAAAGCGCCCCGGTCCTGCGGGGATGCGCAGGCTCTTGGAGCAGTTGAGGCAGGCTCATCCTGAGATTAAGTCGATTGCAGGGGAAAGGGTTTCTGGCGCGCGTCGGGGGGGTGGTCACGGTTTTGAGGGTAGCGGTCAGGAAGTTTCGGTCCCCCTGCCTCTGCCCACAGACGCATCGCGTGCAGGATTTGACCCGCAAACTTACTATCACTATTCGGAAGCTCCGAACATAGAGAAATTTGATCCTCAAGCCCCAGACTCTTGGGGTCGAAAAACTATACCCTTTTTTAAGGGTGATAACCGAGGAGCCTCATACTTCACCAGCGATCCTGATTACGCCGGGAAACTTATGCTGGAAAAAGCAGAGGCCAAAGACTTCACAGACTCCAAAAACATTGAAGAGTATCTTGATACACTTTCCGGATTTGGGCCAAGTGATCTTGCCGCGACAACATACCCAGTAAAAATCAAGACAGATAAAATCTTTGATTACAATGACGAAAACGCTGTCGATGATCTCATAGATTCTTTCGGAAAGTATATGGGTCGTGAACTTGGAGACAATGCAGAAAGTCTGCTAAGAGCTGGTGACTGGTCCACTCTGGAAATGCCAGCCCTCCAGGGGGCTTTGAAAGATGCAGGCTACAGAGGTTACAAAACGAGCGAGCCAGGAACAGTTGGTCTTTTCTATTCCGACAAAGGCGACGTAAGATCAATCTTTGCAAAGTTTGACCCAGCCAAGTCTGAATCCGGAGAAATTCTTGCTTCTGTCCCAGCCATAGCAACAGGGCTTGCAGGTTATGGTGCATTGAGCAACGTCGTAGAGGAAAACAATGGCCAGAG